GTGTAAAAGATGATAGAGTTAAAGAGTTCCTAGATTTAGGTAAAGGTTTCGATGAAATGTCTGCTGATTTAGTAGAAGAATATGGCAGAAATGATGTCCTAATTACTAAAAAATTATTTGAATCACAGATGCAAGACTTTAAATTGCCTGCAAATAAAGGATTATTAACTACTGCAAAAACTATGGGAGAGTTCCTTATTGTACTTAGTGACATGGAAAGAAATGGAATATATATTGACCTAAATGTATTGCATAAAGTTGATGCTGAATACAGAGCAGAAAAAGCATATCTGCAACAGAAGATTAATAAGATTGTTTATAATAAAATGGGAGATACTGAAATTAATTTGTCTAGTCCAGAGCAATTGTCTTGGTTAATCTATTCTAGAAAACCTCTTGATAAGAATGAGTGGTCTAGAATTTTTAACATAGGTGTTGATAAAGCTACAGGTAAAAGTAAGCGTAGACCTATTATGTCTAGATTACAATTTAGAAAATTAGTTCAGAATAATACTGAACCTGTATATAAAACTATTGCAAGCAAATGTATACATTGTAATGGTGATAAAGTAATAAAAAAAATTAAAAAAGATGGCACACCATTTAAAAAATATCCTAAGTGTACAGATTGTAATGGTATGGGATTCACATATTCTAACATGGCTAAACTTGCAGGATTCAATCAGATTCCTAAAAGTGTTTATGATGTATCAGAGTCTGGATTTAAATCAGATAAGATAACTTTAAACAAATTAGCAGCTGAATCTGAGGGAGAATTAAAAGATTTTTTAGATTCTATTGTTAGATATAATGCTGTTGATACTTATATCTCAACTTTTATTGAGGGTATGAAAGAACATACAGATGAGAATGGTATGCTACACCCTAAATTTATGCAAGCTGTTACAGCTACTGGCAGATTATCTAGTCGTGATCCAAACTTTCAAAATCAACCTAGAGGTACTACATTTCCAATAAGACAAGTAGTTAAATCTAGATTTGACAATGGTAAAATTATGGAAATAGATTTTGCACAACTTGAATTTAGAACTGCTGTATTCATGGCACAAGATAAACAAGGTATGGAGGATATAAAAAATAATGTTGATGTACATAAATATACTGCTAGTATTATTGGTGTATCTAGACAAGATGCTAAAGCACATACATTTAAACCATTATATGGTGGAGTTTCTGGTACAGAAAATGAAAAGAAATACTATAGTAAATTTTTAGAAAAGTATAAAGGTATTAAACAATGGCATGAGCATTTACAAAATGAAGCAATAAGATATAAAAGAATTAAAATACCTACAGGTAGAGAATATGCTTTTCCTTATGCTGAACGTATGCCTTGGGGTGGATCAAGTTATGGAACACAAATTAAAAATTATCCTGTGCAAGGATTTGCAACAGCAGATATAGTTCCACTTGCTTGTATAAATATTTATAAACTAATGAAAGAAAATAAAGTTAAAAGTTTATTAGTTAATACTGTACATGATTCTATTGTAGCTGATGTGTATCCTGGTGAAGAAAATATTATGAGTAAAATATTTAAGCAAGGTACTAGTGGAGTTATTAAATCTTTAAAAGACTATTATAATATAGATTTTAATGTCCCACTTGACACAGAACTTAAAATAGGATATAACTGGTTAGAGATGAAGGAGGTAATTGTAACATGAAAACAACTAACTTAATTATTAGAGTAAGGAAATTTGCAAATGCACAACCTTACTTTTCAATACAATCCGTAATAGCTGATAACAATGAGGCATCAGATGTTACAGATAAGTACAACCAAATAGCACAAATAGATCCACAACAAAGTGATGTTGTCTATAAGTGCATACCAATAACCCTATAGGAGAACTATGGTAGATGCGTTAGAAACTCTTGATGAATTTGAAGATAGTGATTACACTGCTTATCAAGAATACCAAGCCTTTGTCACAAGTTATGAAGGCACATATGATACTCTGTATTTAGACAGAAATCATAAAGACTTTTCAGCATGGAAAATGTATGCTGAAACTGATGGCTTTAAAGTTAAACCAACTGAAGGAGATACTAGATTATGTTAATTATTGACATTATAATATATACGTTAGTAACTTGGGTATTATTAGGATTTACATTATCATTATTTAAAAAATAATGCTTGACTTTTTATCTAAAATATGTTATACACAAATCATTATAAGGAGGGTTCAATGACAAAAAATGAACTAGCAAATATAAACTCGATGACTGACGAGCAAATTATGAAAGCAATCGGTCAAGATGATGGTACGGAAACTAGAGATTCTATTCCTAGACTATCAATAAATAGAAACCCAGAAGATGACAACGGTAATAAACTACCTGTTGGTGAGTTCAGTATCTTCGATACTACAATTGGTAAAGTAGCTTATGGAAAGCCTGTAACTTTTAGACCATTTATTAGTGGAATGCAGTACATGAATTACAATCCAGAAAAAGGTGAGTATACTAATAGATCTATCATCTTTACATCTCATAAAGATGAAGCTATAGATATGTTAGGTGGGGTTAATTGTGGTAAGGTTCCATATAAAGAAAGAGAATCTTTAACACCAGAACAACAAGTAGAGCAAAGAACTATTAGATGTTATAGATTAGTCTATGGTCTAGTTAGTTTTAAAGGCAGACTTGCAGATAATTCTGTACATAATGTAGAAAACCTACCTGCATTGTATAGAGTTTCTGGTACTGCCTTTTTACCTGTCAGTAATGCTATCAAAAGTTTGAAAGATAGTGGCAAGTTAATGTTTAAATGTACATTAAAACTTGATACTGAGAGACAAAAAAAAGGTGGTAATACTTATTACATACCAATAATAACTACTAACTCAACAACTGGATTAGAGTTTTCTGAAAAAGATAATGATACTTTAGCTATCTTTAAAAACTCTGTTGACTCTGAAAATCAAGAGGTTATTGAAGCATATAAGAGAGCAAGAGATAAGTCTCCAAATGCTCAAGACATTGAGTCAGCTAAAATAGTTGAAGAGTTAGATGATAAACTTCCAGAAGATATACTATCAGCATAATGAATAATATATTAGATAAAGTTAAAATATATCTGGATAAAGTATCTACTAGTCCTGTTGAAGTTTCTGATAAACTAGTTGAAGAATTTGGCGAGGCATGTAAAAGTGCCTTGCTAAAACAGTTTGCAGAAAAAAGACAAGACAAGTTTGAACCCAGAATGTCTAATATAGGTAGACCATTATGCCAATTACAAATGGAAGCTAAAGGTATTAAAGGGGATGGGCAACCATACAATGTCAAAATGAGAAATACATTTGGTGATTTAATAGAGGCTTTAGCTATATTTGTTTTAAAATCTGCAGGAGTTAAAATTGATAGTGAACAAAAACAAGTTAAGTATAGTTTCGATAAAGAATCTATACTTGGAAGATTGGATGTTGAAATTGATAACAAAGTTTGGGATATTAAAAGTACATCACCGTATTCCTTTGAACATAAGTTTGGTGAAAAAGGAGGCTTCAATGAAGTAATTAATAATGATTCCTTTGGTTATGCATCACAAGGTTTTCTTTATGCTGAAAGCGAGGGAAAACCTTTTGGTGGTTGGATAGCTATTAATAAATCTACAGGAGAATGGGCTGTTTGTGAAACACCACATGTTCAAGATGAACACAGAGATAGATTTATTAAAGAGGCTACTGATAACTATAATGCTTTAAAAGATAAAGTACCCTTTAAAAAATGTTATGATGATGTAGCTGAAACATTTAGAGGAAAGCCTACAGGTAATAGAACATTAGGTACAGTATGTTCTTTTTGCCCATATAAAATTCCTTGTTGGGGAAAAGGATTGCAACATCTACCACAACAGCAATCTAAAGGTAAGAACCCTAAATGGGTTTGGTATACCGAAGTGAAAAATCCTAAACAGGATGAACAAGGAGACAATGGGGAGTAGTTTGAGGGGACTACTTCCCATTAAAAATAATGTTACTTTATTTTGTTATTTATAAAAAGAAAAAAGAAAATGAATATAAAATATTTAATAACACTTTATTTGATGATGAAAAGAAAGCAGAACATTTTGGTAAAAAAAGTATGAAGCGTGGTTATGAGCATAAAGTTATTGAATATAATAAAGAAAATTTAAATAAGTATTGGTATAAATGAAATCAAAAAAACCTAAAACAAACTTTGATAATTCTATAAAAGTTTTAATTACACCATGGGAAAAGGGATTTACCTGTGGTATTACAATGGACAGTAAAGTAAAGATGACTACTGAACAATACGAATTATGTTCTACAATAGCTAGAGGCATGATAAAAATGGCAACTCAAGACCCTCAAACAATTTTTGTCTATGGGCTAAAGGGATTTGCTGATGATAAAAAACAAATCAATAAAGATAGTATGACATTAAATTCTGTGGCTGAATTTGATGAAGAAGATAATGTGATTGACTTTATTGAATACTTAAAACAAAAAAGAGAAAAGGAGTTGAACTAATGGCGACACACTTAGTTATAGGTGACCCTCATTGCACACCTAAAGCAAGCAATGATAGATTTCTGTGGGCAGGTAAATTAGCAGCAGATGTAAAGGCTACTCATGTAATATGTATGGGTGATTTCTGCAGTATGGATTCTTTATCTTCATATGATAAAGGTAAAAAATCTTTTGAAGGGAGAAGGTATCAACTTGATATGCAACATTCCCATCATGCTTTGGAATTATTTAATAAAGGTTTGGGAAAACATAAACCTAAAAAAATAATGTTACATGGTAATCATGAAGATAGAATAGATAGATTCGTGGATGAAAACCCAGAACTAGATGGCACATTAAAGATAGCTGACTTGCAATTTAAAAAATATGGTTGGCAAGAAGTACCTTATAAAAAGTTTAAAGTAATTAATGGTATTTATTATGCACATCATTTTCCTTCTGGTATTATGGGTAGTGCTATCTCTGGAGAAAATATTGCTAGAACACTATTGACAAAACATAAAGTTTCTGCTACAGTAGGACATAGTCATTTATTAGATTATGCAGTATCTACATTACCTAATGGTCAAAAGATACATGGTCTATCGGCAGGTTGCTATTTAAATCATAGCGAACACTATGCTAAAGATACACAACATATGTGGTGGAGTGGTATCTGTGTTAAGACTAATGTAAGTAATGGTAATTATAATCTTGAAATGATTGATTACAATGCAATACGGAGAGAATATGGAAAACGTTAGAAAAGAAATTAAGTATAATGGTAATACTTACGTGCTTGAAAATGAAGATAATTATGTTGTTGAAAAACATGACAATGTAAATTCCCCAAACCATTACAAGCAAGGTAAAAAAGAAACTATAGATGTTATACAAGATTGTATGACTAATGATGAATACCATGGATACCTTAAAGGTAATGTCTTGAAGTATGTATCAAGATATAAATTTAAAGGTGAGCCTTTAGAAGATTTAAAAAAGGCTAACTGGTATTTGAATAGACTAATTAAGGAGGTTGAATAATGTCAGCAATGAAGCAAGCACATATTGAAGTTGTAGATCTAGTATGTGGATGTCTACAAGAAAATAAAACATTATCACAAACTATTAATGATCTAAAAGAATTACAAGGATTAAAGATGAATCATAATCCTTATCTTAGTGATGAAGAGTTAATAGAAAAATACTACTATGAATATAGAGGTTATTAATGGACACTAATCTATTACTTATAGATGCATTAAGAAAAAAGTATGAAGCTGAAATAGCTGATGCTTATGCAAGTGCATTAATATATTTTAATTCATCTGTAGGTATAGGGGAACACCCACAATTTATAAATGAGTTAGATAGATTGATAACTAAAATATCTAATGCAGAAGAAAACTTAGACACCCTCAATAAATATTTTACTGATAAATAAGGAGGGAATATGAGTAAAGAAAAAGAAACAAAGACTAGTCCTAAAACTTATCTAATAACATCAGAACAATTAATGGATATTATGAGATACTTAATGACTAGACCATATGGTGAAGTAGTTAAACTAATGAATGCATTATCAACCTTGAGTCCACTAGACCCAAGAATTGGTGCAGACTTTATAAAAGCAAGCGAGGATAAAGATGAAAGAAGAAAAGGATAATAGTAAAAAACAAGATGATATATCAAAGTTTACTGGTATACTATTTGAATTAAAGATTGGGTTGAATAAAGATAATGCAGTAGTTATAGACTATGGTGGAAAACCTGTTACAAAAATTAGAGAGGCTTTAAAAGATTATCCATTCCATGCTAATCTTTGTGCATCAATAATTAATCATGCTAACACTATTGGTAAAAAACTACAAGAAGATGTTAAACAGATTATACAAAAAATTTAGATATTACTTTTGGCATAACTGTGTTATGGATAAACTAGAAGGTTATGCTAGTACATTAAGTAACTGGTTTTGGACTAAGCGATGGGGTGATAGATCACTGTATCGCAAGGCCCAAAAAAAAAGGAACCCAAGATAACTTAGGTTCCTTAGTCGTGTTGCCTTGCTGTGGGGGAGTCTTTATGGCTCCCCTTTTTTTATGCAAATAACCTATCTGTTTGCTGTTTAGCTTTACTT